ATGACGAGCATCACCAATCCACCCATCACTGGTAGAGCGGCGATCTGGATACCAGGTATCAATTTGATCTCTAAGCTGTTCGCCAGCTTTACAAAGCCACGGCTTCAACCCAGTCACCTAACTCTTCATCCCAACGCCAATAACCATCTGGCTTTGGCTTCGGTGGTTGCCAATTAAAATTATCATCTAATGACCAAGATAGAAAAGGCTGTGGTGCAATAAATACATCTGCATTTGCATTATATGTATAGCCAATACCTGCATATTGTTTTCTAATACGATTATTATATGAAGTTCGTTTACAGGTTAGACCCCTAAAATTGCCATACCAAGTTTCGGTATCTAAACCTTCAATAGTTTCTGTTTCGTCAATCCCGACAATAACTTCAATAACGATATTATTTTCATCTAAAAAAGCGTAATGTGCCATTATGCCCAACTCACATTTCCCGTGCCTGCGGTAATTGTTGTTACTTTATACAAGCCGTCTGTTGCTGTAGAGCCTGTTAATCCTGCTCCAATTGTGATAGTTGCATCCGTTGTTAGATATTTAAGAATAACTACTCCTGATCCACCAGAACCAGTTGTTAAAGTTCCTAATGAACCACCACCGCCACTTCCAGTATTTACAGTACCAGAGGTAGCATTTGTACTATTTGAGAATTTACCACCAGAACCACCGCCACCATCGCCACCAATTTTTACAGCCTGTGAATCAACAGAACCACCGCCACCACCTGCATAAGTTACGGATGTACCTGTAATTGCAACAGCAACACCATCACCACCTTGGCCGTTACCATCAGTATTTCCTGCTTCACCAGCGCCACCGCCACCACCACCAATGCCATTATTATCTGAACCGCTACCAATACCGCCAGCGAAACCTTGATTTGATGTTCCAGTTCCACCTGCCGCAGTACCATAAGGTGAACCACCACCACCACTTCCACCTGTATAACCACTTCCACTGTTAGAACTCAAAACACCGCCCTTGCCACCGCCAGTGCTTGTAATTGTGCTAAATACTGAATTACTACCATTTGTATTAGCTGCGCCACCTGCTCCTACAGTTACAGTATAATTTTGATTTTTTGTCATCGTTAAAGCAGATTCTAATGAACCACCACCACCAGTTGCGGTTACTGTTGAACGCAATCCACCCGCACCACCCCCGCCTGACATAGAAGTTGAGGTTGGATATTCGTTACCACCACCAGCGCCACCTGCAACCACTAAATAATCAGTATTAAAAGTACTTAATGTTGTTGGTGCAAGTTGTCCTGCAATTATATTTAACATTTATGCAATAGCTCCTACTACATACCAAGCATTAGCAGCTGTTTTAATACATGCAGCAGATTTGTATTGTGCAAGAGTTGGCTGTGCTGCAACTGTACCAGCACTTAAAATTGTTGTAGTACCAGATGTAACTGCTTTAATAGTTACTGCATTAGCAGCTTGATTTAATACAGTAATAACTGTACCTACTGCAAAATTATACGTAGCATCTGTTGGTATTAAAAAATTAGCAGCTGATGATTTATTCATAGGTATTAACTGTTGGTACTCATCACCACTAGCAGCTGTATAATCAGCGGTCTTAGCAGTCTGTACTTCAAAGGCTGGTAGTCCATTCCACATAGCGGAAGTTACTACATCACCTGTTGAGCCTGGCCATGTTGACATTTATTCTCCTTAGTAAGATAGAACCCCAGAACCTAATTCACTATAGCCAAGTATAAAGCCATCTATGACAGGTTCTAGCGTTGTAAAGGTTGTTTTCCAGCTATTTGGGGTGATATTCATTCTCACGCCAAAGATCTGCAAAGTTTTTTCTATAGTCGATCCACCAGGCTGGGTAGTAAGCACTGTGATCGGATCAAAGAAATCTAGGTCTAAAGCTGCTACCACACCTGGATCGTAATTAGGGGTGTATAGGTCTAGGACTATGGCATCGCATCGAATAGAGGTTTCAGCTCTACTAGCCACATAAGCCTGAGCATAATCTAGGGCTACTGCATCGGTTTCCATTAGTAGGCCATCTAAGAAATAGCTGTGGAGAAAGTACTTATCTATGCTGGCTTGGTTTGTGGCTACCTGAGCAGTACCACCTAATCTAGTAATAGTGGCCTTATTAAATATAAGCACATCGTTTAATATCCAGGCTGCATCAAAGTAATCTATGCCAGTACCATCATCTGCAAAAAGTGTAGGTGTGGCAGCAATAGATGCGACAGTTACATCTCGATCTTGAAATACAAACGAGCCAGTAGCATCTACATATAGTGCGCCATACTCTGATTCGGCAACAGTAGTTAAAGCTTGTAGAGCTGTGCGATTAGTGCCTGGGTCTGCTTGTAATGTAGTTAAGCCTGTATCTATATCACGCATAGAAATAGGCCAGTCAATTTCATCTAATATCTCATTAACACGAACGCCTGATAGATCACCAGCGCTAGCACCAGTAACAGTGCTGATCTGGGCTAACTGGGCTAATCTAAAAGCATCTACAGCTTGTATAGTAGTAGTCGCTACATCCTCTGATTCTTGTGGGTAGGTAGTTACATAGCTTGTAATAAATCCCGAGAACACAGGATAGGTAACATTATTGTAGGTAGCAGTAATCTGCACCTTTTTCATAGGTGTTAAAAATGTGTAATAAGGGCTAGATGTGTTCTGTGGGTTGAAGTCGCCATTCTGATCTGTTAAACGCAGAGTAAGTGAACCTGTTTGAAATAGATCACTTAATGCAGTACGGCCTCTATTAGTTTCTACCCTGTTAATACGATTTGATACATCCACAATTACAGCTACAGAATCTGCCAATATGTTAGTACCTAAAATTCCAATATCTAACTGCATAGCTTGGGCAGTAGATGGGCCAGTGCTAAAGTTAATTATCGCATTGAGTGTGGGTACAGCCATGATTAGAGGCTTCCGTTTGCAGTAGTTCTATATCCGTTACGACCTGCTACCTGGATACTCTCAGCTATAAGTTGAGCAAACCTATCACCTGTTTGCGCTGTATCTACAGTTATATTAATACCTTGCATTGAGCGTTCTTCGCCCATTCTAAATCTACCTGCATCAAAATTAGGACCAATAACACTAGAATTTTCCATAACAGTTGCAGCTGTAGATGATGAATCAAACTGATCTAAAAAATTTTCTATTCTGGTATTTGTAGCTCTAGCCACTGACAAAGCAGTATCATAAGAAATTTGTCCACCAGCAACGCCACCACTAGGTAACTTGCCGCCTTCTTTTAATATAAATGCGTTTATTCTGGCAGTTAAAGCCATAACTGAACTTAGAGCAGCATCAAAACTGGCAGCAAACTTTTTAGCTGCTTCGGCTGCCGCCAATTCTGCCAATATCTTTTTAGCCAAAGCCTCATTATTATCTAAAATGGCTATCTGTGCTCTCAAACGTAGTTTTATTTCGCCATCTGTGGCTTCATTAAGCGCTTTTTGGAATCCAATACGCTCTACATCAAACTTAGCAGATAGTTCGTCTACCGCAGTCTTTTTCTTTAATTGTTCGTTTTCAAGTTTTCTAAACTTTGTACTATCTTTAATAGACTTAAGTTCAATTCTTGATGCACTGCGCTTTGCATTATCTGGTAATTCTCTACCACCAAAATCTCTAGTGGCTACACCTGCCGCAGCGCTACCACCAATAATAGCAAAGGCTGCTGCAACAGCTTTAGGGCTTTTACTGGCTATAGCCAAAGCCAATAGACCAGCCTTAAAAGATGGGTTACTTACTAGGTCATTAAAGCCACTTACTAATTTAGCCAATTCTCTAATTGCAAACGCTATATTATTGCCTAGGTTTTCAAAGTTGTCTGACAGATTCTCTATAGATTTATCTTTACTTAGAATAGTTAAAGCATCTACTAGTCCTGCGCCTATAGCCTTAGTAGCCTCATCTGAACTCTTTTTTAGCGCATCCATCTTGCCAGAATAAGTATCTAATCTAGCCGATGCTTGACCTGAGAATTTCTTTTCAAGCTCTGCCATAATCTCATTCATGTCGCCAGATTTGATTATGGATGCGTCTATGCCTGTGTTTAATCCAGCCAGTGCCCTAGTTTGACCTCTTATACCAGCCGCTAATGCACCTACTACAGTATCTAGGCTTTGTCCAGTGCCAGCACTTATATTTAATGCAGCCTCTAGTGTTCTTTGTGATAAGGCTACTGATCTAGTTAGGTTAAGAAAGGTTTGAAATGGTCTACGTAGGTCAGTTAATATCGCATAAGTTTTTTCTAGGCTTCTTATGTAATCTTCTACTTCATTAACTCTAAATGCATTACCTGTATTTTCTAGCTGTAGTGCAAGCGACTTGGCTGCTACTTCATCCTCGGCAAACGCTCTAACAGCCTTCTTACTAAATGCCACAATAGCGGTAGCGCTAAAGGTAACGCCAAAGGTGCGTGCTAAACTTTTTAATTGCTTATCAAATACATTAACATCTTGCTTAGCCTTTTTAAGTGCCTTACCATTCCAGGTAGCGAGTGCGGATACGACTACATTGGCCACTATGCCACCTTCTTTAATTCTGTTGTATCGTTAAAATAATCAGCTGTAGCAGTAATGGCTTTAAGAATAGAATCGTAAATCTTAGGGCTATCTTTAGCCCAGGCTTTATAAATCAAGCGGCCTTTAGTTTTAGCCCCACCACTTCTAACATCTTTAATCTTTGGCTGTGATGTAAGAGGTGGCATATCTGTAACGAACTGATAGCCAGCAAACGGGTTATTAGAATTATATGATCGTGTAGATCGGCTTCTACTCTTAGCACTGCCAGACTTCTTAAATGCAACCGTGCCACCACCTTGGTTAACAGATGTAAATGGCGCTCTACCCTGTGGGTTTAATCGGCCAGAGGTTTCGTAAATACGACCAGCTGCGCTTACGTTGTAGACATAATTTTCTACTTGAAAACCATTCTTAAATCTTCTATTTTGGCCTTCTTTGTAACCTATGCCGCCTCTAACATTATTGTATTCGTATTTTGGAAATGGTCTGTAATCTACCTGTGAAGAAATTGGCTTAGACCAGCCAGATAGTACCTCTGTATTACTAGGCACATAACCTTTAGCAGTAGCTTCTACCTGGCGCATCATAGGATCTAAAACTGTTTTAATTCTGTCGTACATATCTTCATCAATAAAACTAAGGCCTTTCATTACATCTTTAACGCCTACGACCTCTGCTGGCATTTTTGATCTCCTTAGCTCTATCGGTTAATACTTGTACTATTGCCCGATACATCTCCGAGTCCATATTGATAAACTCGCTAGGCGGTATTCCAGTTTCTACGGACAGCTGTGCGATGCCGTAAAGGATAGAATCCCGCTGTGTTATTTTTTTTCTTCGTCTAATACCTCGACAGTTTCTAGGCTGTCTATAAATTCCACGTTAAATAAAGGTACTTGTGCACCTGATCTGCGCAAGCACTCCCAGGCTAACCAATAGATATGGGTTTGCTGTTCATGCTCACGCAGCATTTTGCTAATACCTGCACCATACTTCAACTCGAAAGCGTATTCGACACCTGGTGTTATCTTGTGTTCTGTAACTTCACCAGTAGCCCTAGTAATCTTTAGCTTTGCCATTGTTACTCCTTAATTAGAACGCCACTGATGGCGATACTGTGATTCCAGAGTTTACAGTAAATGTAACGCTAGATGTAGCAATTTCGGCTACTCCAGCTGATCCAATTGGTGTTAGGTTATTTACTAAGATTGAGAACTGGTAGGTAGGGTTAGCAGCTGAAACTGTAGTTCCCTTAACTGTAATTACTGATACAGCTAGAGTCTTGCCAAATGCCTCATTAAGAGTCTGGCTTACCTCAGATGTTGCCCAGTCGTTCATAAAGTCGATTGTAAATGTGCCTGATTGTAGACCTGCTACGAATCGGTGAGCGGTGTCACCCATCGCAGTAATCTCTAGCTCATCTACGATTTGGTTGATAACAGCGCTAGATACTAGGTCGCTAATATCAATAGATGGTGTAGTAGGCGCAGCGTTGGTCGCTAGCTTGATGCCTACGTTATTGTTTAAGTATATTGCCACTGTTATTCCTCTTCCTTTTTAGGTTGTGCTTTTTCTTTTGGTGCTTCTTTTATTTGGCCTGTCTTTATTAAGAAGGCTAAATCTTCTTCTTTGCTCATAATTAACTCCAGCTCGTTAGGATTGATACTGTTATTTCAGACACCAATAAATCGCCACTTTGAGCGCTTACGATTGCTGGAGCTGAAATGCTTGA